GACGCGGAGGTGGCCTACGACACCGCCCTCGACTTCGCGGTCACTGCGGGCTTCGGCTATTTCCGGATCAACACGCGCTACGCCTCCGACGACGGGTTCGACCAGGACCTGGTGGTCGAGCGGGTGGCCAATCCGTTCTCGATCTATGGCGACCCGGACGGGACGGCGGCGGACTCCTCGGACTGGAACTCGGCCTTCGTGGTCGACACCCTGCCTAAGGCCGCCTTCGAGGCGCGCTGGAAAGGCGCCGATCCGGTCGATTGGACGGCGGACAGCTACGCCTCGCTCGCCAGCCCATGGCTCGAGGGCGACCGGGTGATGGTGGCCGAGCACTGGCGCCGCGAGGTCGTCACCCGTGAGATCGTGGCGTTGTCGGACGGGCAGGTCGTCGAGGCCTCGGTCTACCAAAAGCAGAAGGCGATGTTCGACGCGCTGGGTGTCAGCATCGTGGGACGGCCGCGGCGGGTGGCGAGCCACAAGGTCACTCAGCGCATCCTGACCGGCGCGGAGGTGCTCGAAACCGTGGAGTGGGCCGGGCGGTTCATCCCGATCGTGCCGGTCTATGGCGAGGAGTTGCATGTGGACGGCCGCCGGCGGCTGCGTGGCCTGGTCCGCGACGCCAAGGACCCGCAGCGGATGTTCAACTACTGGCGTACGACCTCGACCGAGCTGGTGGCGCTGGCGCCCAAGACGCCGTTCATCGGACGCAAGGGCGCCTTCGAGACCGACAGCGCCAAGTGGGCGACGGCGAACACCCAGACCCACGCCTATATCGAGTATGATGGCCCCGAGCCGCCGATGCGGCAGGGCTTCGCAGGCCCGCCGGCCGGGGCGATGGCCGAGGCGGCCAATGCGGCGGACGACATGAAGTCGATCATGGGACTCTATGACGCGAGCCTGGGCGCGCCCTCAAACGAGACTTCCGGCAAGGCGATCCTGATGCGCCAGCGGGAAGGCGACGTCTCGACCTTCCACTATGTGGACAACCTGAACCGGGCGATGCGGCACGCCGGGCGGATCCTGCTGGACCTGATCCCCAAGGTCTATTCCACGCCGCGAGTGGTGCGGGTGCTGGGGCCGGACGGCCAGGCGAGGGCCGTGCCGGTGAACCAGCCGGGCGCAGGGCAGGGCCGGGGCCTGGGCCAGGCCGATCCGACCGGCAAGCTTCGACAGGTCGAGAAGATCTATGACCTGACGGTCGGGAAGTACGACCTGACGGTGCGGTCGGGACCGAGCTTCACGAGCCGGCGCGAAGAGGCGGCGAACCAGATGCTCGAATTGATCCGAGCCTATCCGGCCGCGGCGCCGGTGATCGGCGACCTCTTGGCCAAGAACCTCGACTGGCCAGGCGCCGACGAGGTGGCGCAGCGTCTGCAGGCGATGCTGCCTGCGCAGGCGCGCGGGGCCGATCCGCAAGCCCAGGCGGCGCAGGCGGAGCTCTCGAAACTCGCCCAGGCGCTGGCGGCAGCGAAGGCGCAGATCGCAACCTTGCAGCAGGACCGGAGCCATGAGGCGCGGAAACTTGAGATCGAGGCGTTCGAGGCGGAGACCAACCGGCTGAAGGCGATGCGCGGTGGTGCGCCGGCGGCTTGACGTTCGATGTTTGTTCCGATGAGACTGCGATGTTCGAAGAGGTGCTGAGGGCGTTCGGCGTGCCTGGGCGGAAGGACAGTTCCGATGGAGCCAGGCCCGATCCGTCGCGGATCTCGCGGGCTCCTGGCCTCTTGCCGGCGCCGCAGTCCTGGGACGCCTGTGCACATCAGCCGCCGGCCAGCCGCGAGCTGCAAGGCGGGCTGGACATCTTTGTCGGGGGCGGCGCGGACGACCTGATGCCGGGCGGCGGCGTAATGCGCAGCTATTCGGACGACTACGCGAAGCAGACGGGCCGGCCCACGCGATATCTCCCGAATGCGCAGGTCGCCCACATCGTTGATGCAATCCGCGAGGGAAATGCGACGGGCGGCCCGGTGAATATCGTCGGGCATAGCTGGGGCGGTCCAGACGCCTACAACGCGGCAGCCGCTGCGGCCACCGATGGCCTGAAGGTAGATAACCTCGTGACGCTCGATCCGGTGAGCGGCCCAATTGGCGCGGTCTACGGCGCGCCGCATGCCAAGACTTGGATGAACGTCTATGCCGCGCCGGCTGAGACCGACTACACCGACCTGATTACGCACCTTCCGCCCCTTTCGCGAAAGCCGTCTAACCTTCCGGTGCATAAGGCCGATCGGCCAGTGGCCGTGACGCGGAACCATTGGGACGTTGCGGGGATGATGCGCGACAGCGGCGCGCGGGCGCTGCTGGATGGCAGCCGATTATGGCCAGCCGATCCCTCCGCGGCGTTCGACCGGCCGCCCACTGGATCAGCGCTGCACGACGACCTGCCGATGATCGACTGGATCACGGCGCGAGAGGCGCAGGAGCGGGGACACGGCGCCGTCGTCGGCGTGCCGGGAAAGCGATAGTGCTGGGCGCTCTCGGATGGATTGCGGACCGGCTGCCGAGCGCCGAGGCGCCCGTCTTCGCGTTCCTGCTGATGGGCGCCGGCGTGATCCTGGCTCTTCCGCCAGCCGGGGCCTTTCTGGGGGCTTTGCGATTTGGACGGCGTGGTGGCGTGGCGGGTCTCGTCGCCGCATGGATATTCGCCCTCTATGTTGGGGGATCGATGATGGCGGTGTTCAGCGGTTGCCGCTTCGACCACCGTTGCGAGGGAGCGGAGGTGTTCACGAGCCTCGGTGAGTTCGCGAGGTGGGCGGGCGTCGGGGTGCTGGCCACGGCGCCATGGCAGGTTGCCTGGATCGCGGTTGCGGCGGCATGCCTCTACGGCGGCTTGCGGGTGCGCCGGCGCAAACTGGCGGCTGCCTAGCGCAAACCCAGCCCGGGGCTTTCCGGGACCCATTTTCGGCGCCCGACGCGCCACATCACAGAGGACATCATGGAAAATGACGACGCCACGGGCGAGGGCGACCTCGTGCGCGAAGACGAACTCGGCTCTGCGGCGGGGGAAGCTCCAGCGCGGGACGATAGCTTCGATCTCGAGGTCGATGGGCAGGTGCACACCCTGCCGGCCGCGCTGAAGGGCGCCTTCTTGCGGCAGGCGGACTACACCCGCAAGACCCAGGAGCTGGCCCAGCATCGCCGGGCGCTGATCGCGGAGCGTCAGATGGCCGCCGCCCAGGCGCAGGCCGCGGCGCAGGCCAGCCACGACCAGATGCAGCTCGCCGCGCTCGACCATCAGCTCTCCGAGTTCGGCGGCGTCGACTGGCAGGCCTATGCGGCGCAGGACCCGCACGGCGCCCAGGCGCTCTGGAACCGCTTCCAGGGCATGGCGCAGGCGCGCGACGGCCTGGCGCGGGCGCTGGCCCACCACGCCGAGCGCGGCGAGATTCAGGCCGCGCGCGAGGCGGCCGAGAAGATGGCCGAGACCGGCCGCACGCTGCAGAAGGAGATCGAGGGCTGGTCGCCCGAGGTGGCGGCGAAGCTCGTGGATTATGCGCGGGCGTTCGGCGTGACGACCGAGGAGCTGGCGCAGATGGCCGATCCGCGGCTGTGGAAACTGCTGCACAAGGCCTATCACGCCGACGAGGCGAGCCGGGGCGACAGCGCGGCGAACGCGGCCGTCCTGTCCCAGTCGGTGCGGCCCGCGGTGCTGGTCAGCGGCTCTTCGGCGGGCGGCGGCGGGGTGCGCGACGAACTCGGCACCAAGGAGTGGATGAAGCGGCGCAACGAACTCGTGCGGAAGGGGCGCTGATGGCGACGTTCCATCCGGAACTGGCGGGCGCCTTCCCGGTCGCCGACGCCGCGCCGCTGGCCGGGCCTCTCATGACCCTCGACGACTGGACGGCGTTGACGCGGGCCCCGAAGCGCGCGCCCGGAACCGAGGTGTCCGTGAGGGCCAGACCAATCGGGAAACTCGGCGGGTGGAAGGACCACATGTTCGTCCATTACGACGACGGGCGAGCGCAGCTCATCGCGAGGGGCGGCCCGTCCGAGGAGGACGCATCGTTCTTCCCCAGCCTCGTCGATGGATCGAACCGCGTGTTGGCTGAGGTGACGCCGGAGGCGGCGAGTCGGGACTATGACTTCCCGTACCGGACGATCGCCAGCACGTTCCTGCCGGGCGTGAGCGCCGAGCAGGCGGCCGCCGAGGCTCGGGCCCACGCGCTGGGGGTGGATCGTCTCGGTAACGGCTATGGTTGGAGGCGCAACTCGAACAGCTATGCTGCAGATGTGGCGGCGCCGCTTTTCGGATATCGCCCCGGCGATCGACGGACGCCGGGTTATGATCAACGGCTGCGAGACGATGTTCCGCCGCCCGCGCCCCAAGGCTCCGTATTCACGGGGCCGCTACGGGTTGACGATTGGACGCCCATCATCCGCAACCCGCCTTACTAGGTTGATGGAATGGGACTCGCCGGGGCGATAGACTATCGCGGCGACGACCCCGACAAAGCAGGCCAGCGAAAAGCCGCCAAGGACGAAGAGGCTGTAATAGACCGCGATGCCTTGGTCGGCGCTGTCACCATCAAATATCGCGTACACCAAGTTTGCGAGCGGCAAGAGCGCCGGGCTGCAGGTCAGCATCAATCGCCAGATAAGCCTTCGTCTTTCGAAGACTGCGAAGGCGATCCAAATCGGCGTCGCCAATATGTAGGCCAGGAAGGGCCAATCGCCGCGGTAGAACGGCTCCTCGCTGTGCAGATAGTTCATCCAAGAAGCGCCGGTGACCAAGGCAACCAGCAGGATCAAGACCAAGTAGCGAAGGGCCGATGGCGCGGCGAGCCTTTGTAAAATTTGGCGCACGTACATTGTTCCCGTTTCGTTCAAAGCTAAACCTCGGCTGTGGCGCGCGCAAGTCCACAGCTGCCGATCCTCGTCAGGTCCCCTCGCGGCTGCGCGGCAACGCCAGCGGCTTCGATCACCGGTCCTGACCGACACTCGACTAACCGCCGTCGGCTGAACGCCGGCCGCCCGAACACGCGCAGTTCGCGCCTCGGCGGCTTTCGCATGGCGGGCTTCACACTCATTCCTGAAAGGACGACCGAATGGCCAACGCCATCCTGACGCCGACCGCCGTGACGCGGGAGGCCCTGCGTGTGCTGCACCAGAAACTCAATTTCGTGGGTTCGATCACGCGCGAATATGACGACAGCTTCGCCCGCCAGGGCGCCAAGGTGGGCGACACCCTGAAGGTGCGCCTGCCCAACCAATACACGGTGCGCACCGGCTCGACGCTGGCCGCGCAAGACACCACCGAAACCTCGGTGGACCTGAAGGTACAGACGCAGAAGGGCGTCGACCTGAACTTCACCTCGGTGGACCTGACCCTGGCGCTGGACGACTTCTCCGAGCGGATCATCGAACCGGCGATGAGCGTGCTGGCGGCCAACATCGAGGCCGACGCCATGACCATGTACCGCGACGTCTTCAACCAGGTGGACAACCAGGGGCAGGCGGCGACCTTCACCAAGGTGCTGCAGGGACGTAAGATCCTGGTGGACAACCTGGCGCCGCTGAACGGGCGGACCTGCAACCTGAACACCCAGGACAACGTCGACCTGGTGGATGCGCTGAAGGGCCTGTTCAACGATCAGGGCACGATCGGCAAGCAGAACCGCGAGGGCTTCATGGGCCGGACCGCCGGGTTCGACTTCATGGAGAACACCCTGTGGCCGTCGCATCCGCGCAGCGCCGCGGCCGGCTACCAGGTGAACGGGGCCTCGCAAACGGGCGCCACGCTGACGGTCAACACCGGCACCGGCGTTCCGGCGATCGGGGACGTCTTCACCATCGCCGGCGTCTTCCGGGTGCATCCGGAGACCAAGCAGTCCACCGGCATCCTGCAGCAGTTCGTGATCAGCGATACCTCGACCACGACCTCGTTCAAGATCAGCCCGGCGATCGTCACCAGCGGACCTGCGCAGAACGTCTCGGGCTCACCCGCCTCGGCCGCCGCCGTCGCATTCGCAGGCACGGCGTCCCAGAACTACGGGATCTCCATGGCCTACCAGAAGGGGGCGTTCGCCTTCGCCAGCGCCGACATGGTGATGCCGCGTGGCGTCGACTTCGCGGCGCGTGAGGCCTTCGACGGGGTGTCGATGCGGATCGTGCGCCAATACGACATCAACAACGACAAGTTCCCCTGCCGCCTGGACGTGCTCTACGGGTTCAAGACCATCCGCCCGCAGCTCGCCTGCCGGCTGGCGAACCACTAAGCGCCGATCTCTCCGAGGCCCTGGGCGGCCGGCGAAAGCCGCCCAGGGCTTGCCGGAGCTTGACTGTTGAAGTTCATTTTTGTTCTGAGTGAGTGGCGGTGAGCCTTGTGACCGAATAGGTCGCGGTCGGGATCCTTTTAAGCCGCCGGCTCCCAGCTGAGCGTTGGCCTCAGGCTGACCCCGCGGCGCGCTCCCACACTCCCAAAGCACCTGCGCCCTTGTGAGGCGGCTCGGCGGCCACCCGACTTGAAGGCCGTTTCCCAGGCGGACGTCTCGCCTGGATCGTCGAGCGCCCGTTGGCGGCTTTTTCATGGGATCAACATGTCCATCACGACCTACGCCGAGCTGCAGGCGGCTGCGGCCAACTGGCTGGTGCGCGGCGACCTGACCGCGCGGATTCCGGAATTCATCACCCTGGCCGAGAGCCGGCTCAATCGGGTGCTGAGAGCGAGGCTGGCGGAAACCGAGGCGGTGCTGACCGCGACCGTCGGCGCGCGGGCGATGCCGCTGCCCGCCGGCTTCGCCGAGCCGCTGGCGTTGTGGATCGTGCGCGGCGGCGAGCGCGAGGCCCTGCGCTTCGTAGAGCCCAGCCTGTTGGGCGCTTCGAGCCTGTGGGGCGAGCCTAGCTGCTGGAGCATCGACGGCGCGAGCCTCGCTTTCGAACGACCCTGCGATCAGGCCTACGGCTTCGTGCTGCGAATGCTCACGAAGTTCGCGCTGTCGGACGCCGCGCCGAGCAACGCGCTGCTGGCGGAATATCCGGACGCCTATCTGTTCGCCACGCTCTGCGAAGCTGGGCCGTTCCTACGGGACGACGCCTTGGCCGGCGCCTACGAAGCGCGGCTGGAGCGCGCGATCGCGGAGATCAACGCCAAGGACGCCCGCGCTCGCGCGGCGCGGACGCTCGTCTGCGAGGTCCCGCCGCGAGCGGCGCCCACCTTCGACATCATCCGGGGAATTTGACCATGCTGACGCCTATCGGGCCGGGAATTCCGGCCGCCTTCCACGCCGTGCTGAAGTCGATCCACGACGCGATCCGCGAGCTGCAGACGCCGGAGGAGCCGAAACCGGTGTTCGCCGCCGTTCAGGCCAAGCTGCCGCCGGCCGCATCCTATCCATGGTGCGTGGCGCTGGTCACCGACCTCAACACCCTGGCCCATTCCGACGGGACGCACTGGATCCGCCAGGACAGCGGCGCGGTGATCGGCTGATGCCCTCGTCCTGGTCTTCATCCCTGCGGTTCGAGCTGCAGTTCACCGGCGAAAACATCAACCTGTGGGGCGACAAACTGAACGCCGTGCTGAGCCACGCCGACTATGCGGTGGCCGGCTGGCTAAGCAAGGCCCTGACCGCAGACGCAGCGCTGTCGACCGCCAACGCCGGCGACGACGAGGCGCGCGCCGCGATGGTCAAGTTCACCGGCGCGGGGCCGTTCACCATCACGCTGCCGTCGGTCAGCAAAAGCTACCTGGTGTGGAACGCCTGCTCTGCGCCCGTGACGCTGACGACCGGCGCCGGCAGCGTCGTGGCGATCGACGCCGGCGACGTCGTCCAGATCGCCTGCGACGGAACCAACGTGAAGACGCCTGGCTACGGCGGGCTTTCGATCAAGGAGCACATCGCCGCGACCGCCTGGTCCTACAACGCCGGCAACCTTCCCGCCCAGGCGGGCAACGCCGGCAAGGTGATCAAGACCGACGGGACGACGGCGAGCTGGCAGACACTCAGCACCGCCGACCTCACCGACAACGCAGCCTTCCTCGGGCGGGCCGTGGCGCTCGCCGTCGCACTTTAGGAGCCCTTCATGGCCGGCACAGCCAACTCGATCATCACGCCGCAGACGCCGAAGTCGAACACAGTGGTCTGCACGAGCGCAAACACGACCTACGGCCCGGCGCCCACCAACACCCAGAAACTGGTCACCGCCGGCCCGAACGGCGCCAGACTGACCAAGCTTCGCGCCATCCCACAAGCAACCGTGACGGCGACGCAGCTGCAGGAATTCCGATCGCTGGACGCCGGAACGACCAAGCGGTTCACCAACGGGGCGCTGCTGGCGGCCTACGCCATGGCCCAGACCACCGCGCCCCCCGTGGCCGACTTCGGCTACTCGGACGACAGCCCAAAGATCCTGAGCGCGAACGAGGAGATCCACGTCGGCATCGGTGTGACCGGCACAGTGACGTTCGAAGCCGAATGGGCGGATTATTGATGGCTGTGAGCC